ATTAATTAATAATTATGATGGGGATAGCTTTAGAAATGCATTAGTAGGATTGTTTAAACAAAAAGTATTTCCTAATGGTAACACTACAATGGCATCTAATCCAAGACACTTTTTAAGTCATTTTGAAAGCTACCTAACTGCTTACCACGATAAAAATACTAATCTTTATGGTGAAACTAAAAATAAATACTAATGGCAATAGAAGAATTAAAAATATCAAATAATAATCAAGATGAAGAATTTGATTATAAAAAAATACACGATAAATGTTTAGTAGATTTAAGTGAAGAATTAATGTTACCACCTACCGCACTATCAATAGGCACTCACGAATACAAGGGAAATCAATACAATAATAATACTTTTACTTATGGTGAGTTTTCTGCCATTGTTGCAGGATCTAAAAACAAAAAAACATTCTTTAAATCAGCTTTAATAGCATCTTTTATAGGTGGTGAATCAAACAGTTACTTTCCTAACTTTGTAACAAACAGAAAAGAAGATTGTTATATTATTGATATAGACACTGAGCAGGGTGCTTATTATGCGCAAAGAGCATTTAGACGTGTTGCTGACATGGTAGGTAATCCTTATGAAAATTACTTACCTTTTGGAGTTGAAGAACTAGAACCAGAAGAAATAATATTATTTATAGATGGATTGTTTAATGATCCAAAATACAAAGGAAAAATAAAATGGTTGTCAATTGATGGTATTGCAGATTTATTAGTAAATACTAATGATATTGTTGAAAGTAAAAAAGTAGCAACTAAATTAAAAAAATGGAGAAAAGAAAACGATTGCCATATAAATACTATTATTCATAAAACAAGCACAAGCGACAAGGGTACAGGACACTTAGGTAGTTATATAGAAAAGAAAAGTGAAACGGTAATACTATTAAAAGATACTGAAGATTATACCGTTAAAAATAGCCCTATACAAGTGGATCAAGTTTATTCCAGAGGCGCACCATTTGATACGTTTTACTTTAAATTAAATGATAGTACATTACCTTATGAGTGTGAATTAGGTAGTGATTGGTAGTTATGGAAGTATCAGATGCAATGGCTAAATGCCTTAAAAACAAAATTAAATGTTATCCTGTTAAAAATAGATTAGGGTGGCAAATAGAATATATTGTATTGAATAAGAAATATAAATTCGATAAGATACTTAATGGAAGTAAAGAAATAAATAAAGCAATGGAAAAAACTTATATTTATTTATCTAATAAATTTTGTTAATTGAAAATGTTTTTTTATTTTTACAACGGTTTGGCTATGAATTGAAAGCCTAACCACAGAACTTAAATAAATGTAAAACCATAACATAGGCTTTTTATTTATAGCTTGTGTTAGCAAATCGTTTTAAGATGAAAAAACTAGATTGTACAAAAATAACAACGATAGAAGAAATAGCTTTAATATTAGAAAACCTTGTAATAAGCATTGGTGAAGATTGTAAAGATTATGATAAATTAAAACACTTATTAGCAGATGATGATTAATGTTTGCTAACAAAAGTATATCTATAGTTTTAATTATATATATACAAAGTTGTAAATATTTGTTTATTAATTATATTATTCGTAAATTGCAAAGAATTTAAAAACTAAATAAGATGAAAAAAATAATTTTAATACTAATCATATCAATAGGATTAATTGGATGTGAAAAAGAAAATATCGAATGTGAATGTAATAAAGAATATTACGAGATAGTTGCTACTATTGTATTTGATAGTAATGGTATTCCACACACGCAAATAGATCACGTACTACAATATACAGAAAGTGTTATTTGTCAGGATGAAGTAAGCCAACAAAGTACTGGGGGTTATACTTATTTTAATATAAATTGTAGACAATGAAAACACAAAGAATATTACAAATAATACTATATACACTTCTTTTAATTGGAGTTCATAAAGTAGGATCAGCGCAAACATTTGGTTACGAACAAAGCAAAGATTACGCGTATATATTAGTGGGTTCTAGTTATGCTAAAACACCTCACACAAACAACTATACGCCTAACGCAGTAGCAACAATAGGAGCAAGGTATAAATTAATAGATATATCTGTAAACTATGAATATGTACACCTTAAACCAGGTTATCATTCATACTTCGCACAATTACAAATAGTGCCATTTGAAATACATAACTATGAATTTTTAATAGGTGGTAAGTATGGGAGAATAATAAGAGGTTATACTTATTTTTATAGTGGTGTTAATGGTGAAGTACGTGCAAAATTTAATTGGTTTATAGTTTCTTTATGTGGATCTTATGATTATAGAGGGGACTTAGAAATATATGAATCTTCTAACTGGAAATATACAACGCATTTAAAAATAGGAATAAAATTATGAGTTAAAAAAAGAAACAAACACAAATACAAAGAATTAAAATACTTGAAAAAGTTGTAGGCACTATGTGGAATGTGTTAAAACAACAAGGTGAAGAAATTAAAAAGTTAAAGGATGAAAAGTAAAAGAAAATGTAATTGTTGGTTAAACGTTGGTTACTGTTATTGTGCTGACGTATAACAAAAAGCATCGTTAAACGTTTATATATTAAAATAATACAAAAAAATATATATGCCTTTTGAAAAAGGACATAACAAAGCCACAGGTAGACCCAAGGGTTCTTCTAATAAAGCAACGTCTAAAGTAAGGGATTCCTTTACTAAACTACTAGAAGATAACTTAGAACAGCTTAAAAGCGATTTTAAAGAATTAGAGCCTAAAGATAGAATAAAACTATTTTTAGATTTATCTAAGTATGTTATACCACAACTTAAGCAAACGGACTTAACCACAAAGGGTAAAGAAATAAGCGGTAACGTTATTAATTTAGGGAACGGAATAAATCCAGATGAAACTACTTCCTAAACAAGAAAATGCAGTATTTTTTTTAAAAGACAATAACACCAAGGAAATTCTTTACGGTGGTGCTGCGGGTGGTGGTAAGTCTGCATTAGGTTGTTTGTGGTTAATTGAGATGTGTCAAACTTACAAGGGTAGCAGGTGGTTAATGGGTAGGTCTAAATTAAAAACTTTAAAAGAAACTACACTAAATACATTTTTTGAATTAGCAACAAATTTAGAAATATCAGACCAATTTAATTACAATGCACAAACAAATATAATAACTTTTAATAATGGAAGTGAAATACTTTTAAAAGATTTATTCTTATATCCATCCGATCCAAATTTTGACGCATTAGGTTCTTTAGAGATATGCGGTGCTTTTATTGATGAGTGTAACCAAATAGTACATAAGGCTTGGCAAATAGTTCTATCTAGGTGTAGGTATAAATTAAAAGAATTTAATATCGTACCTAAAGTTTTAGGTAGTTGTAACCCTGCTAAGAATTGGACTTATAAAGAATTTTATAAGAAGTCTAAAGATAAAACTTTAAAAAAAACTAAGAAGTTTATACAAGCGTTACCAACGGACAATCCACATCTACCAGAATCCTATTTAAAATCATTATTAAGTTTAGATAAAGTAAGCAAGGAACGTTTATACTTTGGTAATTGGGAATATGATGATGATCCCGCAACACTTATAGATATGGATTCTATTACTGATTATTGGGGTGCTGAACACGTTAAAGAAGAGGGTATGAAATACCTAACTATTGATGTTGCTCGTAAAGGAAAAGATAATACAGTCTTTAGAGTATGGCACGGATGGAAATGTATATACAGATATTCAATACCTAAATCCAGTTTAACGGTTGTTGTAGATAAAGCAAAAGAACTACAAAGAGAATACGGTATATCATTATCTCACGTTATTGCTGATGAAGATGGCGTAGGTGGTGGTGTAGTTGATTTCTTGTATTGTAAAGGATTTGTTAACGGGTCTAAACCTGCTAACAATGAAAACTTCTCTAACTTAAAAAGTCAATGCGGTTATTATATGGCTAATAAAATTGTTAATCGTGAAGTGGGTGAAGTTGTTACTGATAGTCTAGTTGTTGAAAGGACTTCAGAAGAGATGGAACAGGTTAAACAAAAAGACATCGATAAGGATGGTAAAATAGCATTAGTATCTAAAGATGTGGTTAAACAGCACATAGGTAGATCACCAGATGAATGGGATTCTATAATGATGCGTTATTATTTTGAATTGTTTGATACTGGCATCGAAATAAGGTAAATAACAAAATACTATTAAATACGTTTTAATAGTATGAAGATTAAAGTTACCGTTCCAGAAAACATAGACGACATTACACTAGGTCAATATCAAAAGTTTATTGAGTTAAGCAAGCGTACAGACTTAACCGATTTGGAATACAATAAACGTATTATTAAAATCTTCACAGGGTTAAAGTATAACCAAGTTGATAAGATACCATACAAAGAATACGAGGGGCTTGTTAATGATATTGTTAACGCATTAGGTCAAGAAACACCATTCAAAAATACTTTTAAATTAGGAGATACTGAGTTTGGTTTTATTCCAAATTTAGATGAAATTACTACTAAGGAATTTGTGGACCTAAGCAACTATATTTTAGATGTAGAAAACTATCATAAAATAATGGCTATCCTTTTTAGACCTATAAAACAAAAGGATGCGTTAGGGAATTACAGTATAATAGAATACAATGGCACTAAAGGCTTTGCTGTTATTATGAAGCGTATGCCATTATCTATTGCCAATGGTGCTATTGTTTTTTTTTACAATTTAGCGAAAGAATTAAGGATACATACCCAGAAATATACGAAAGCGG